CGGTGTTCCTCCGGTTAAAACATCTCAATGTAGAGAAATTTCACAATCAATCTCCTCATAATCGGAAGACTGATATCGCATCAATTTATCAGAAAAAACGCGAAATTTTTCAGGAATCAAATGGTCGAGCGTCATACTCCTCCATACCCCCAACCCACACAATATGATTTCATCCTCAATGTTGAATTGATCAACAATAGAACAATTGAAATGAGAGGCCATAAATTGCCTGTCTTCAATCCTAATATTAACGGGGGGCAATTTTGTCAACGCTACTTTCTCAGCCTGATGAGGATCTAATGTCGCTTTCAACAACTTTAGATCCAATTTGTACGCAGACAATTCACTTAAAACAAACATTGCAATAGGATATATTATAGGGCATTGAGTATACGAATACGCATAACTATAGGCTTTTGCCTTTAACAACTTGTTCATGGTGAGATCAGAACTGTTGTGATAACGAGCATTGACCCAACCGAACTTCAGTATGAATTTTACGGGATCTGTCTGATTGACGAATGTGGCTGGCGAAAACAATTGCCCGCAAAAACTCGTCAAACTGCAGTTCTCATAATACTGCATCTTGGCTAACAATCCCAAATGTATGTAAGTTGAGTCATTTAGTTTGCCACGAACGCAGCAATGCAGGCCATCATCACCTTCAAATTTGGCTTTAACCAACGTCCTCATGTTTTGAACGAAATAATCCATGCCTTCATCCCTATAAAACTGATCATAATATGCAAACATCGTAGCCATAGCATCAGTCAAAAAATTAAACCCCGACGTAGTCAATTCACCACTTTGTCTTTGGGCTATTGTATTGAAAACCACACCATTGTAGTTCTCACAATGTTGGATTCCCGTCCAAGTCGTCAAAATATACGCCAACTTTTGATCATCAACTGTCCCGGCAAATAATCTCATGACTAGTTTAACTTCAACTATCATCATGAGTTTTTGTTTAATGCTAGCTTCCCATGATGTAAAATCAGTAGCTGACACTCCTAACAAACCAAACACTGACCATAACATTTTATTGCGTTCCGCATTATCAATGTGTTTAACATGCAACCACTCCAAACAAGAATATATAATGTCATCCATAGTACTGACCAAGTCGCCCACATATGCTTTGAATTGATTTGATCTAGGGTTTATCCATCTAGGTTTCTTTTCTTGATCATGGCCCTCAAGTTTTAAGAAACTCATCACGTTAGAACAGTAGTACTTGAAATGTTTATCATAAGTTTCAAATTCAGCATGGTATTTCATGAATTGGAGCTTAACAGGTCTTGTGTAAGACATATGGCCCTTAATATAATCATCATAATCTTTAGGGGTCACATCCTTGGGAAAATATGAATCGTAAACTTTCGTTACGAACTGATCAAACTCTGTCATAAAATTATCACATGGATTGGGCGTATTGATGCATATGCGCCCGAGACCCCCAACTATCAAATTCCAATTGTTACGCACGTCTGGGTACCAATATGAGGCATTATAATAGGTGGGTCCCATGGATGAATACATCACATGGCGGGTTTTTATGGCAGCCCAATCAAATTTAGGTCTCAGCCAAAGTGATGTGTTATGATGCTTCAGACCTAAATCAACTGCATCACTACATATGGCTCCTAAAATAACAACCCTTTTACGTCCGGGGAGGTGACGGAGTGAAAAACATTTACGCCGCAAACCTGATTATTGAGTCCCATAAGGTACATCTGTGCATACCGTTTAACTAAAACAAACATTGCGGCATTATTACAATTGAATGAGGAGTTTGGCATGTTATCAATTTTGACTATCATGGCTTTTTCTTCCTTGGCCCCACCCAAATATTGTTGGGCATTTGTCATAAGCGATGAGAATAATTCATGTGGTATTATCACTTCCCGCGTTTCAGTCTCAGTTTTGGTGTAGCAGTTGGATGGATCAAAGCATGTCGTCAAATTAAAATAATAAGCAGTTTTGCTTTTTATTTTCAACGTAACCATATGAACTTTCTTCAACGGACTTTTGAACCATTGCAGATAAAGACTACGTTGTTCACCAACCAAATCCACTAACTCGGATTTCAACAGTTTGAACTTCATCACAGTAACATTATCAATTACCCAGGAAAAATTTTTTATCGGTATAGTTTCACCCAATTCAACCAAACTATGGGCCATATTTCTCATCTTAAGGGTAACTGTTTGAGCAGGGCATCCAACAACCCTGTCCACAAGCATCCAATCATTGTTATAAAAATCTTCTTCCAATTTTCTGACATGATCTACTTCAGAAATGTCATCTGACATCTGCTGTTCAAACAATTCGGTGACACTAGAGGAATCAGAATTTCTGGCATTATTGTTATTATTAACGACACCCAAATTGGCTAACGAAGTCATCGGATTTTCAAACAACGCAGTTAAATGACATGCGTTTGAATACAACAACGAAATCATTTCATCAGTTACTTTAAGGTACGTCATGAGATTGGGAAGCACAAGAGAAATTTCATTTTTAGTTTCTAAAAATTTATTTATAGTTTCAAAAAAAATATCCATTCTTTTATCTGATGATACTGTGCTCAACATTTGATGACCTCTTAAAGTGAAATCAGCCAATATGGCTCCACCTTCCGTTAGTCCGGAGTATTCTTCATTTAATTTGGTTTCAATGATAATATCTTTCCGCAATTTCAAATAATTTTTTGCTATAGAATTCAAAGCATTAATCATCGAAAAA